TTTAATCCAGAAGGTAAAAAAGAATTTATAGCTTGGGTAGCTGAAGAACAATCTCAGGCAATAGACCATATAAAGTATATGCAGAACCATATAGAGGTTAACCCTGCATTGAATTATTACTTTGGTGATATACGTGGAAGTAAATGGACAGAGAAAGAATTTACCACAAGTAAGGGAGATAGGGTAATAGCAAAGGGAACATCGCAAAGATTACGTGGTCGTTCTCAGTTAGGATTAAGATACACAAAGATTGTTCTTGATGACTTTGAATCAGAATTAAATACAAAAACTCCAGACAGAAGAAGAGAAATCAAAGAATGGGTTATGTCAACTGTTGAACCAGCTTTAGAAAACTCTGCTGGTAATGAGGGTTCTATATGGTTAATTGGAACAATAGTTCATTATGATTCATTCTTACAGAGTATATACGATGGATATGTGGAAGCTAAGAGAGATAATAGAAATTATGCTTGGGATGTTATGTATCACAAAGCAATTAATGAGGATGGCAATGTTTTATGGAGTAGTTACTTTAGTAAAGAAAAACTAGCTGATATACGTAGAAGGTTTGAGGATGTTGGTTTAGCACATAAATTTGCACAAGAATATCTCAATGAAGCTAGAGACTTAGAGAATGCTAAGTTTAAAACAGAAAGGTTAGAGTATTATGACCACGAATTTGAAAGTAGAGATGGTTATGCTTATCTTGTTAATAGTAAAGATGCTATTCCTGTTAATGTATACATAGGTGTTGATTTAGCTTATGAGTCTAGCCATTCAAGCGATTATCAGATAATAATGGTTATTGGAATAGATAGTGATAGGAATATATACGTTATTGACTATATGAGAGAACATATACCATTATATGATATGCCAGAGCAAATATTAGAATATGCAAGAGAGTTCTCCCCAGTAAAGCGTGTTAATGTAGAGCACGTTGGTGCACAGGGAATAATAAAGGACGCTGTTAATACATTATCTAATACTGAAAGAAAGGTGGCTCCGGGAATAGCACTTGGAGTTAGACCTCCAAATGGAATAAAGAAAGAAGATAGATTAGAATCTTTGTTAGCGCCTATAGTAAATAGAAGAAAAATGTTTATAAAAAGAATCCATACGTCCTTAGTAGATGAGATGTTTCAATTTCCCAAAGGAAAGAATGATGATATCTTAGATGGGCTATGGTATGCAGTAAATAAAGCTAGACCACCTGTTAGTAAAAGGTTTGAAGCTATTGATTTCATAGAGAATAATGCAGTAAAACCAGTTAAAAAAGCAACAAAGAGAGTAATTTCTTGGGTAACAGGTCAAAAAATATAAGAAAACACTTGCCTTATATAACATTTCTTTATTATATTACACATCAAAAAGGTAGGTGTACCCATTTCTAGTATAAGAGAATTAGAAAAGAATGAAGTGCAACACTCCGAGGTTAATAGACAGCTTTGGAGAATGTGGCGAGATGCAAGAGCTGAGTGGGATACGGAAGCTAGAGACTCTATAGACTTTTTTCTAGGTAATCATTACTCACAAGAAGAGTCTGACGCTCTAAGAGCCGTTGGACAAGGCGACTTTGTTATTGACCGTGTATATGCGGCTATTGAAAAACTAAAATCTCTTTTAACTTCACGCTCTCCAAAATATAGTGCAGTAGGTAGAGAAGACTCAGACAGTAGAATATCTAATGTTTGGAGGACTATACTCGAGTATGTCTGGGATATATCAGATGGGGATACTCAATTCAAGCAAGCAGTTCATGATTACGCTACAGCAGGTATGGGTTATCTATATGCTTATATAGACCCAGAATCAGATTATGGAAGAGGTGAGGTAAAGTATACATACCTAGACCCATTTCGTGTTTATGTAGACCCAGCATCTAGGCATAGGTACGCTGACGATGCATCTGGTATTATATTGTCTACTATATTAACTGAAGACCAGTTATTGAATATGTATCCACAGGTAGAGCCTTATGTTGAGGAACTTGAAACATATTACGATGAAGAGGATTACCCAGAGTCAGGAAGAAAAAACTCATCACAGTCATTCACTCCAGACGTAACATATGAGTCTGAGTACAATCGTGTAAACAAATACAGGATTTTAGAAAGATTTACAAAGATAAAAGTTCCATTTTATAGAATATTCAATAAACAGGATGGTTCAGAAGTCATACTAGACATACAGAAGTATGAGGACTTTTTAGCTTCTGAAGATGCTCAGCTATTAATAAAAGCTGAGATGATAGAAATTATTGAAGTTATGCAAACAAGAATTAAAGTCTCAGCAACAGCAGGTGATTTGTTGTTGTATGAGCAGGTTTTAAATACAGACATATATCCGATAATACCAGTTCCTAATATATGGACAGGAACTCCTTATCCAAAGTCTGATATATCAAAGGTCAAAGATTCTCAGAGACTTTTGAATAAGCTTTTCTCTCTCACTCTCTCCCACGCACAGGCTTCTGCTGGACTTAAGTTAATGGTTCCAGAAGGCAGTGTGGATGATTTGGGGCAGTTGGAACAGGATTGGGCTAAGCCTAATGCTGTAATACCTTATAACCCAGAGTTCGGTGCACCTCATTTCCCTGCCCCACAATCACTTTCAGGAGAGTTTTACAATTTAATGAGCAGAATAGAGCACTACATAGATTTAAGTTTCGGTATCCCCGAGCTAATGCAGGGTTTCAAAGAAGGAGCACCTGAAACAGTTCGTGGTACTGCGATGCTTGCCGAAATGGGTGAGACTCGTGGAAAATCAAAGTTAAGAGATATCGAAGGAAGTTTGACCAGATTAGGTAAGAGTTTGTATAACCTAGCAAAAGGTCATTATACTTACGCAAAGACATTTAGAATTGTACAACCTAATAACGACATTACGGAGTTTACGGTTAATAATATGTATGATGATAGAAGTCAGGAAATTAATGCCATTACAAATGACATCACCGTCGGGCATTATGACGTGAGAATTATATCCGGTTCTACTTTACCTTCAAACAGGGTAGCTGAATACAATATGTACCTTGAAGCGTATAAGATGAATCTGGTAGATGATGTCGAGGTTCTAAAGAAAACAGAAATCTTTGACAAACAAGGTGTCTTACAGCGAAAGGGTCAAATGGCTCAAATGCAGTCTTACATTCAACAGTTAGAAGAGCAAGTTAAGAAACTTAGTGGAGATTTACAAACCGCAGAACGTGAAACAATGAGTTCTCGTAAGCGGGCAGAAACTGAGAAATTCAAAAGCAGGCTTAATGAAATTCAAAATGATACCAAGTTTAAAACTAAGGTTCAGGTTGATAATCTAAAACGAATTGTTGATTCAGAGACTCAGGCTGTAAGCTAATGAAAACAGACATAGTGGGGACATTTCCCGGTTCTGCTTTTATAGACATCTGTAAAAGGTGATGCTAAACTAAAAGAAATCGGAGAAAAAAATGGAAGACACTATACACGATAATACTACAATAGAAGGTGTAGAAGGCGAAGTTTTAGAGACTGTTGTTGAGCCTGAGCAAGTGGGTACTTCACCACAGGAAAATGTGGAAGAGCAGGTCGTAGATGATGCTAAAAAGTTTCAATCAATGTACGACAAAAAAGCCGCTGATTATGACAAGCTTAATAATGAACTCGAGGAACTTCGCAAGTATGAACAACTAGGAAGGGTATTGCAAGATAGACCAGATGTTGTTGATGCTATGAGAAACACTTTGAGTGGTAATACGGCTAGTAAAGAAGAAGCTCCAAAAGTGACAGAAGATTCTTTTGACCCTTGGGAAGCTTATTACAAACCGGGTTCTCCTTCATATGAAATGAGGGTAGAACAAGAAAAGTCTGTAGCTCAGCAAGCTGTTCAAGAACAGATGGCTGGGTTCCAGCAACAGATGGCGATTAACAACCTTAAGCAAGATTTGGCTACTAAACACGGTATATCAGACCCGAATATGGCAGATGACTTCATACAGTTTGCAACTACACCTAGGGAGGAACTCCCTTTAGATATGTTAGTTGACGTATATAGAAGATATAAAGGTGGAGAAGAAAAGGTATCACCGAATTTAGAGGCTGTTCAGAAGACTCAAACAATTCCAACTACGGCTGGAGTGGTTCAAGGGTCTGCACCTGAGCAACCAAGTGAGTTAGATGATGTGTGGAAGGGTGTTATGAATATGTCACATAAAAGTAAAATATAAACAAGGAGTCCTAAATGGCAACTTACAATCAAGGGATTGTGAATGTTGGTGACCCGGGTTCAGCCGCTTCTGGCTATCATACTCGTAGGTTATTTAACTTCTCAGACCGTGTGGCGGACTTGGCTCCAGACGAATCACCATTTTTCGTGTATCTTTCTAAGGTAGCTAAGGTTCCCACCGATGACCCACAATTCCGATTTTTAGAGGACAGGACAAAGGTTTCTATGACAGACAGAGGGTTTTTACTCGCTGGTTCTCACAGTATTCCTGCGGCTGGTTCTACTTTAACATATTCAGTTGATACTTCTGGCGGTGCGTCAGTAGATTGGCTGGTAAAGGGAATGGTTTTTA